ATCCCAGTTTTTAGAAGAGTTTAAAAACAAAATAAGTAATGAAGCGAACGAACATTATAAAAACAGAAGGGCAATATATCACGATTCAGCCTCTGGCTGTACTAAGGTGGGCGTCATTGAGAAGGTGGAGCTTGTTGTGGGCGCAGAAGCCGGCGGCGGTGGCCCTAAAATTTACAACACACTAGACGGCACCAGTAAGAATTGGTATGACGAAAATGCTGAACTTAGCTTCTTAATTGGTGATAAGCTGTATGACTGTATCCATGGCGTTTGTATGATTGAGCATGAGTTGCCAATGGATTTGTGCGAGGGGGAAAGGTGTTTTGAAAACTTTGATGACGCTGTGCGTGCCCTGAAAAAACTTAACAAAGCAAAGGAAAACAATGAATAAAGAAACACAAAAGGTAATGTTTAGTTCCAAGACTGGCAACTGGGCGACCCCACAGGAGTTTTTCGACAAACTTAACTGGCGATTTGGGCCCTTTAATCTGGATCCTTGCGCGAGCACTCATAATACTAAGTGCGCCAACTTCTTTACCGAAGCAGAGAACGGACTAGAAAAGGACTGGGGCGGCTTTACATGTTTTGTTAATCCTCCATATGGTAGGGGTATTGACAAGTGGATCGAGAAGAGTTATAATGAAGCCAAGAAGTCAAACACTAAGGTTGTTATGCTTATTCCTGCAAGAACGGATACAAAGTATTGGCATGATTATGTGATGAAGGCATCACAGATACACTTTGTTAAAGGTAGGCTTAAGTTTGGTGACAGCCAGAACTCAGCGCCATTCCCATCTGCCGTCGTTGTCTTTGACGGCGGGAGCGAACTATGGCGCGTTGAGAGTATTAATCGATAAGGAGAAGTAATGACTGAAGAAATACTACAAGCAGCAATTTTGAAACTAAAGGCCAGCGCCACGGAGCGTTTTGGCATAATTAAAGACCTCTACCACAGGCCAGCGACCACAGAAACGGTTGACCAAATTACACAGCACGCGGTTGCATTGGCCCAGCTTGAAGGCGCTATGATTACGCTTCAGCAATATTCAATGGTGCTGGCAAAGCAGACCGAAGCAGAAGCAGAATCAAATGAGCCAGAAATGGAAGAAGAAGCTACTGAAGTTGAAGTCGAAGAGGAACCAGAGCTTGAAGCGATTAGCCATGATGAATTAATGAAGCGCTCGTCTGATTATCGCAAGTCTCAGCGCACCAAGCGCAGTACTAAGAGAAAGAAGGCAGATAAGAATGAATCGTAAGCAACGTAGAGCAATGAACAAGAAACTTGGCAAGGACAATGCAGAAGCCATCTCTAATAAGATGATGCAGTTTGACAAACTTCCTGATCGTTGCTTAACTTGCGAAGAACCATTTGATAAGCGCAACAAGAAGATGGTTATGACGTGGAGTGTTGTTGTCAGAAACGAAGATACTGTTAGGCTTTATTGCCCGAAGTGTTGGAAAATGGCCAACAATGTAATAACTGAATGGAAAAAGGAGATAGAAAAAAATGGCAGTTCTTAGAATTCCAAAAAACTCACTTGAACAAATTAGGCAAGGCAAAACCAACATTACTAAGCCGACTGCGTGTGTTATAAAGTTTTACTCAAACAATTGTCACCTGTGTCACGCACTTAGCACATACTATGTTGATATTTCTAATAAGGAAGAGTTTGAAAACATACATTTCTATGCTTATAATATTGACACAGATCCAGAAATAGCCGAAAGGCTTGGGTTGAATGGTGTGCCATCTATAGGTTTGTACAATGTTGCCCCCAATAGAAAGCCAAAACTCATTCTTCTTAGAGATCCAGACAGGCCCAACCAAGAAACTTGGTATACAGTCGGAGATATTACCAACTTCATCACCGATAACGTAAATTTTGATCACAGCAGAAAGGCGCGCCGTAACCAGCGCCGCCAACAACGAACAAGGAGTTCAAGAGAATGAGTACGAACGGATTATCATATGACGATATTTTGCTAACACCACAATATTCCGATATTGAATCAAGATCAGAGATTGATTTAACTACCGACATGGGCAATGGATTAAATTTAACGCTGCCTATTTTCTCGTCACCAATGGATACAATTTCAGAAGAGAGAATGGCGTCTGCGATCGATGCCCTCGGTGGAGCCGGAATTATTCACAGGTATAACAGTCTGGAAGAGCAGGCAGAGATTGTCGAAAAAGCAGTAACCAAGTCGAACAACAATGTTGGTGCCGCTGTAGGAATCTCAGGCGATTATCTGGAGAGAGCCATGGCAGTATCTTCTGCTGGTGCAAACTTCATATGCGTTGATGTCGCTCATGGTCACCATGTAAAGATGAAGTTGGCTTTAAGTCGCTTACGTAGCCTACTTGGGGATGGTTTCCACATTATGGCTGGAAATGTCGCCACTCTAGAGGGAATTAACGATCTGTCTGACTGGGGCGCCGACTCTGTTAGGTGTAATATCGGCGGTGGTTCTATTTGTTCCACGAGAATTCAAACGGGCCACGGATTATCAGGGCTTCAAACTATCATAGAATGCTCTAAGACTGACCGTGACGTTAAAATTATTGCCGATGGCGGTATTAGAAATTCTGGAGATATTGTCAAGGCTTTGGCATTTGGTGCAGATGCGGTTATGTGCGGCTCACTATTGTCGGGGACTTCTGAGACTCCGGGTCAGGTCGAGAGAGACAAGCATGGTCGTGCTTGGAAGACATATCGTGGCATGGCCTCCAAGGAAGCACAGATGGAATGGCGAGGAAGATACTCTTCTTTCGAAGGAGTCGCCAGCAAGGTGCCCTATCGAGGAAGTGTAAGAGAAATTGTCGGTGACCTTGAAAGAGGGATCCGCTCCGGATTTTCTTATAGTGGTGCACGCAATCTGACAGAGTTACAGGCTAAGGTAAAGTATACGATTCAGACAACCTCTGGGCTGGCAGAGAGCCGAACCCACATAACCAATAGGGATTGGTAAATGTCACAAGAGGAAGTTGATTATGGTAACTTAAATAAGAAGATTGTGTTTACCGACAACGATCATCGACAAGTCCAGCTAAAGATGAGGCTTAAAACTCTCGGACTAACACAGTCACAGTTTTTTAGGCTGATGATCACGGGGATGATAACGGACGATGAGCGAATATATGATTTTATAAGCGAACACTCCACGTTGTCGAAGAAAAGAAAGTCTAAGAGTCGCAAACTTAGAGAAAGCGGCCAGCAGACAGTTGCTGATTTTGGCTTGGGAGAGAATGACATAGACAACATTTTTGATTTAATAGCGGAGGAATTTCCCGAGCTATGAAAAAAGATGGATTATTACAGTGCTCTCGCAAGTGCATAGAATTAAAGACTAGTTGTCCTAATGAAGATTGCAAATATTGGATTGATTATAAAGATGAGAATAATTGCACACTAATATCTATATATGAAAACGGACCAATGACTTTAAGACAAATTGGTGAAAGAAATGGTCTTTCATTTGCGAGAATAAAACAAATTGAGACTCGCGCTCTAAACAAAATTAAAAAATACGTGAAGTTCACCAATTTACTTTTTTAGGTGTTTAAACCAAGTTATAACTATTTATTTTTGAGTTTCTTAAAAGAAAAGAAGGAGATTTTTAAATGGCTCACAAAACATTGCTAACAGAAGGCGAGATTCGCCAGTTTTTAAAGCTCGCTAACTTAAAGAATGTTGGCGATGACAAGATTCAGGAATACGGCGGTATGATGCCGGGAGAAAGGGACGAAGAAGCCGTAGAAGATGCCGGTGATATGCCCCCAATGGCCGATGATGCCATGGCTATGGCTGACGATGCTGACGCTATGGCCGACGCAGCCGATGACATGGCAGATGATGCTGACGACATGGACGCAGGAGCCATGGCTGGCATGGACGACGTAGAAAAAGAAGCGGTTCTTCTTGACGTTGTGGCCGCTGTCACAAAGGCATTGGGAATCGAAGACCGTGTTGACATCGAAGCAGGCGAAGAAGCCGCTGGAGATGATATGGACGCAGCTATGGCTGTGGATGAGCCAGCCGACGATATGGGCGACCTCGACGTTGACCTTGGAGCACCAGAAGGGGGTGATGCCGAAAGGAGTGCTGGCATGGGTGATGACGACGAAGAGGAGCCCGTTCAAATGAGTGAGGACGAAATTGTAGCTGAGGTTGCGCGCCGGGTTGCTCTCCGACTTAAGGAAGAGAAGTCCCGCGACAACATGGCTGATGTTTTGGCCGAAAGAATCATGAAACGACTAACAAACAAGTAAAATAACTTGACATCGTTTAGTTAATTGACTATAATAGCCATTATAAGCATGTCTTAGATGGCTATTTTTTTTTGGAAAATATGGAAATATTACTTTACCCACTATTATTCGCTTTAGGCTATTTATCTTGTAGGATGTATGAATCTTATAGAGTATCTGCCGCGAGCGTAATAATGATTAGAACAGCACAACTGTCTTCTTTGCTGATGTACACTAGAGCAATAGAGCAGTATGCTTACGTGAAAGCCTTTGTGAAACAAACGATTCAAAAACGCGATGGAACACAAAGAGATATAGACAGTTTTGAAATTTATGTCAATAACGACATTGACTATTTTAAGGATCAGTGTATCAAAAACATGAATTTCGCAGTACCCAACACACTCAGAGAAGATTTGTCCATAGAGAGTTGGGAATCCGGCATGCTTATTCTTAATGAGCAAGCACAGTTTGTACAACATTTTTTCAACAAGAGGAAGTAAAATGATTAGAAAAACTATTAAAGATATCATTATGCCTAAAAAGAGAACGGTAGCAGATGAAAAGGCCCCAAAGGAAAAAGTAAAGGTGGCCGAAGAGTCAGTCAGCGAAGAAAAGAGCAAGATTGTTTTAATTGACCCTACGTCTCTTTTGGGAGATCCAGAACAGGCCATGGCCGCAGAGCCTGACCTTAGAATTTTAGGGTTGTTTGCAGACGTTGCAGAAGAAAAGGTCGGCGAGTTAGTTCATGCTCTCTTGTATCTAGATGAGGTTAACAGAGTATCGAAAGAAGAAAAGAAGAAGCCGTTAAAGTTTTACATCTCAACTTACGGTGGCAGCGCTGATGATATGTTTGCGCTTTATGATATCATGAGAATTGTGCGAGAAAATAGCGAGATTCACACTGTAGGTTTGGGCAAGGTTATGTCTGCTGGTGTTTTGCTTTTGGCCTCTGGCACAAAAGGAAAGCGCATGATTGGTAGAAACTGTCGCGTTATGATACACTCTGTTATCGGAGGTAACCATGGCTCTCTCCATAACATGATGAACGAAATGGAAGCGATCGAAGAGTTGCAGGACATGTATTGCGATTGCTTGGTTGCCGAAACAAAGTTGACGAGAAGTAAACTTAAAAAAATGTTAGAACGTAAGGTGAATGTCTATTTATCAGCAGAAGAAGCAGTTGAACTTGGCATTGCAGATATCATAATTTAAGGGGAATAAAATGGCGAACTATATTGATGACATGTTTATTAATGTGAGAGAATCAAAAACCAAAGAAGCGACGGCTATTAATGAAGTGATCGAAGAGGCTTTTTTAGAAGAGATAGAAAACTTGGATATCAAGACTCTCATGGGCATGATAAAAGAGGCCATGGGTACGCCTCGTCAAATTAATGAAGATGCTCCCCCTGTTGCTGCTGCATCTGATGAAGAAGCAGTAGAAATGATTCTGAAGATGATCCCCAACATCGAAGTATCTGAGATTGGCTGGTCTGATGTTCGCACTCCCGATGATTCAGTCGAGATCAAAGGCCCTCAAAGAAAGTTGCTTGAAGATTACTTAAACAATATTAAAGGCACAGATTTCGCTGACAAGATTGCAAGTGTGTCTCAGTTCTATACTAATGGTGTAGGCATGGTTGAACAACAGGCCGGCGCCGACAGAACCAAGAGAATTTCACAAGCCGTGTCGTATCTTGTGTTCTACAAGACATTAACAAAGGTAATTACAAACTTCAACGCTTCATCTGCCGGTTTTAGTTTTGAATCATTTCTGGCCGCATTGGTCAATGGCTTCCAAATTCCAGCCAACACTGGAACAATTGCTGACTATGTTGATAGAGCTAGCGGTGTCGAGATTCCAGTCAGCCTAAAGTTATATAAAGAAGGCAATTTGGAAGTTGGCGGTAGTTATACCGATCTTGTTAGAGACTTGGTGGATCCCAAGTATCCCGGCTCCATTGGCGGTGCTATGCGCTACGTTGTCTGCACCAAATCGCTAACAGGCGAGGATCTAGAGCAGCAAGGTCAGATTGACTTTTATCAGTTTGATTTTAGTCTTGATAATGTCATGGACATCATCGCCATTTCTAAGGCAAAGTCTCAGCAATGTATCATGCTTCCCAAGCAGATCGTTAGTGAGTTAAAAACTGGTCGAGTGGATGGTGTTAGCATGGCTGACCGTCTGCCAAGTGAGCAAAACTTACCAAGCGATGAGGA